CTGAGCAATTAGAGCAATTAACAATGGAACAGGTTAAGGATCAGTTAGATAGCTATACATCTGTTGCAGAGAAATGGGCTAATCATATTCTTACATGTCAAAAAGCTGAGTTCAATATTAAAGAAAAGAGTGAAGATGCATTTAGAGATATGTTAATATCTGCAAGAGAGTTCTATCATATATATGAAGATAACTCAAAACTTGGATTTAATGTAGAGGTAGCTAACCCAAAGAACACTTGGTTTCTCACTACTCCTGATAGAAAGTGGATTTCTGATCCCACAGGCAGAGCTCAGGGTGCTTATGCTGCTGGCACAGTACAGGTTATGGAGCTATCAGAGATCATTGAAGCTATACCAGATCTTACGAAAGAGGAAATTGACCACTTACGCTCGTCACTACAAGACTATGGACTTATCAACGTTAGAGAGTCTAATCTTGGGAATCCTAATGCTCCTGAAGGTATCGATTCTGTAGTTTACGATACATATGATCCTCTTGTGTTACAAACAAGAATGATGATTGAGTCTGAGATGAAAGAGAACAATGATGGACTTAAAGACTTTTTAGGGCTAACGTCAAACGTTAGTAGTTTTGGTTATAAGTATGTTGTTGTACGTAGTTATTGGATTTCTAAAAAGAAAATAGGTAAGCTTATTTATGTTGATGATATGGGTAATGAGCAATCAATGCTTGTAGATGAAAGTTATAAGTCTGGATCCATGCCTACACAACAATCATTAGAATGGGGATGGATTAATCAATGGTATCAAGGAACTAAGATTGGTCCAGACATCTATCACATTAAACCATTTAAGTTAATAAATTATTGTCCTATTATAGGAACAACATATGAGGTGAAGAATACAGAGGCAAGATCTCTTGTAGATCTTATGAAACCTTTTCAAGTTATATACAATGTATGTATGAACCAATTATACAAACTTCTTGAGAAAGAAGTTGGTAAGGTTCAACTTATGTCATTACGTCACATTCCTATTCCTAAAGATGGAGATGCACAAGATGCTCTTGACATATGGGAAATGGAAGCACGTAACAGAGGGGTTGTATTTATTGATGACTCTCCAGAGAACTTAAAAGCTCCTAGTTCATTCAACCAATTTACAGCTCTCGACCTTACACGTACGCAGGAGATACAATCTCGTTACACTCTTGCACAACAAATGAAAGTGGAATGCTGGGAACTTATTGGTATGTCTAAACAACGTATGGGATCTGTTGCAGCATCTGAAACTGCTACAGGTACAAACACTGCAATACAACAAAGTTATTCTCAAACAGAACCTTTATTTATTGCACACGAATATGTAATGGGACAACTCTATCAAGCAATCATTGATGCTGCATTATATGTAGAGAGTTCTAAACCTCAGTCTACGCTTTCATATATTACATCTGAGGGAGAATCTGCGTTTATACAAGTGAATGGTACAGATTTAAAATTCAGAGACTTAAAAGTGTTCCCAACGAATCGTCCTGAAGATACACAAATGTTTAATGAACTTAGACAATTGGCACAACCTTTGATGCAGAATGGTGGTTCATTATATGATGTTATTGAATTGTACAGCACTAAGTCTATGAGAGAGATGAAGAAAACCTTCAAAGATCTTAGAGATCAACAAATGGCTCAACAACAACAAGCACAACAACTTGAGCAACAAAAACTTGAACAACAACAGCAGCAATCTCAAGCTACACTACAACAAGCTGCTCAATTACAACAAGAAAAACAAGCTAATGACGACTATCAAAAAGAACTTGATAGATTATCTAGAGAGAAAATTGCTATCATTCAAGCTACAGGATTTGGTAAAGTAGAAAGTGAAGACACTAATCAGAATACAATTCCTGATGTATTAGAGATGAGTAAACTTACACAAGAACAAGATAAAGCTGGTAAAGAATATGCTAGCACAATGGCTGACATTCAATTGAAAAATAAACAAGCCTCTGATAAAATGTCTATAGAAAGAGAAAAGTTACAAGTGGCTAGAGAGAATATGGCAAACGATCTTGCTGTTGCAAAAGAGAATGCAAAGGGCAGAAATAACAAAAAAAAGTAATAAACCTTAAAGAGGATTAGACATTAATGCTATATTACGACAAAAATTATAGCATATTGGCAACTAATCCTTTGAAATTAAATATTGTTAAATTAGTTTTACACGTAATATAAACCAAATATTAAACACAACTACATTATGGCTGATAATACAGACAACCTATCTATGGGTAATTTTAGTATCCAAGATACTATGGAGATGGGTATGGGAAATCAGGAATTACTAAATGATTTGTTTTCTCCTGAAACTTCTACTTCCAACCCTGAAGATGTCACACCAATCATTAAAGACGCTGAACCTGCTACACCTCCTGCTAAACCAGCAGTACCAAAAGGTAAAGAGATATCACCAGTTGATGATGATGCTGATGATAAAGAAAAAGGACAATCTCTTATTTCAAACTTCTTAGGTGACAACACTGATGAAGAAGATGAAGATGACGATACACCACCTGCACCTGTTGCAAAAAATGCACCAACTGATACATCTGATGAAGAAGATGAGGATCCACAAGGTACTCAATTCTCTGCACTAGCAAATGACTTATTCAAGTTAGGAGTTTTTAATAAAGATGAAGATGACGAAGAAGAACCTATTACAACACCAGAACAATTCTTAGAAAGATTTGAAACTGAAAAGAAAAAAGGAGCTACTGAAATGGTTCAAAATTTCATTTCACAATTTGGAGAAGATTATCAAGAAGCTTTTGATGCCATATTTGTAAAAGGAGTTAATCCTAAAGAATACTTTGGTACATATAACCAGGTGGTTAATTTTGCTGAGATGGATCTCTCAGAAGAATCAAACCAAATAAGAATAATGAAACAAGCATTGGCTGATCAAGGATTTGACGCTGATGACATTGATTCAGAAGTTGAAAGACTTCAAAATTATGGTGATCTTGAGAGCGTAGCAACAAAGCATCATAAAGTATTGGTTAAAAAAGAAGCACAGAAGTTGGGACAAATGGAAGCTAAGGCTGAACAAGAGTTAAAACAAAAAGCTCAAATTAGAAATCAATATATACAAAATGTTCAAGGTATCCTTGGAGAAAAATTAAAATCAAAAGAGTTTGATGGTATTCCATTAAACCCAAAATTAGCAACAGAACTACAAGACTTCTTATTAGTTGATAAATGGAAGACAGCATCTGGAGAAACACTTTCAGATTTTGACAGAACCATTTTAGATCTTAAAAGACCTGAGAATCATGCCATGAAAGTTAAAGTTGGTTTGCTTCTTAAAATCTTAGAAAAAGATCCAACATTATCAACTATACAAAGAACAGGTGTTAGTAAAAAATCTAACGAGTTGTTTGGAGAAGTTGCAAGACAGGTGACAAAAACAAAAACGTCAACTGGTAGTGGTTCAAAAACTAATCCTAATTCGTGGTTCACTAACCTATAATAAAGTAATTTAATAACAACAAAAAGTATAACAAAATGAGTATTCAAACTATCCCAGGGTTAACTGGTTTTACTTACGCTAGAGTAGCCTCTATGGACAAGCGTGCTGTAGGTAAACTTACAGACTCTAACCACTTGGAGTCTTTTCACTCCACTGAACCAGCTGACTATGATAAAAAAATCATCAGCTTGTACACTCAGAGTTCATTGTACAGCAATGACTTCTTAGACATGATCAACAAAAGCACACCTTATTACATTGATAATAATAGTGATGCTTGGAAATGGCAAATTGCTGTTCCTTACAAGTTCCCAAAAATCATTGATATTCCTACTTCTACAGTAGAGAATAACAAACCAGGGATTGATGGACAAGAATTTACTTTAGTATTAGATACTAATGAGTTCTCTAAAAAAGCTATAGTTTCTGTAGGTTCACGTCAGTATGGTCCTCGTTTCTATGTAATCAAAGATCCTATTCCATGGAACATGGGTTACTTGTACAGTTTCAACTTAGTAACTGACAATCCAACAATTGATTTTGTAAACTCTACTTTCTTACAAGTTGGTGTTGAGTTAGAATTGGTTGATGCTGCTATTGGTGAGTTTGACCAAGACTTATTAGGATTGCCTCGTTTAGGTGAGCAAATCACAATGTTCGAATCTTTAGGTTCTGCATATGGATATGAGCACAAAATCACTGAATGGGCTGATGATAAAATGATGGTTGATGCTTCTGGTAAGCCTCTTGATATTTTAGTATATGCTCCACAAAGACGTAACCAATTACCTTTAACTCGTAATGATGTTAAATGGGAGCCATTTGTTGAGTTCTGGATGCGTAAATCTATGTTGGAATTAAAAGTTAAACGTATGATCTGGGCTAAACCAGGTACAGTTAAATCTGGTGGTTCACAACAAAACTTGAAACGTACATCTGCAGGTGTTTACCACAGAATGCGTAACAATGGTAACTTAGTACAATATAACAGAGGTGAATTCTCTGCTAACTTGATTCGTTCAGTATTTGGAGATTTATTCTACAGACGTGTGGACGTTAAAGATAGACGAGTTAAAATGTACACTAACGAAGCTGGATTCGACGTATTCCAACAAGCTTTGAAAACTGATGCATTAAACTCAGGATTAACTTTCATGGCTGACTCTGGAAACAGATACATGCAAGGAGAAGGACAACACATCACTTACAACTTTGCATTTGATGCAATGGTAACTCGTGAGACTGGTCGTGTTGAATTGATTCACTTGAAAGAATTAGATTTACCACAATCTAACTTAGAGTTTGGACAAAACAAAAAGAGCACTCCAGTATTTATGGTGTTTGATGTTTCTCCAATGTCTGATGGTTCAATGGTAAACAACATTCGTGAGGTACGTATGAAAGGTGCGCCTTCTATGACTTGGGGTTATATTGATGGAACTCGTCACCACTTAGGTTTTGCTAAATCTCAAGGTATGAGCTCTGCTAACAAATTCCCAGGATACGAAATCTGGATGAAAGATCGTTGCGATGTATTCATCGAAGACTTATCAAGAACTGTGTTGATCGAAGAAATCCCACAATTCTAATAAAAATAACAGTACTTACTACGCTACCCATTCAGAACAGCGTCCCAGAGTAAGTCGTAAATCGAAAAGAATTCCCCCCTATCCCCCACTCTCTCCCACCTTGGGGGGAAAACTTTTCAAACAGAATGATGGACTTATGTCGCATTATCCTTCGATGGGTACATTCTGCAAAGTATAAACCAATTTTAATTAAACTACATTATGGGCAAGTTAGGCAAAATCTCTACAATAAAAAGAGACTATTCAAATAGCGCACAGTTGCAAACAATGCAAAGTGAACTATCACGAAAAGGTATGACACGTATTCCTGGAACAGGAGTATTTAAATATCCTTACAAAGAGTTAGATGGACAGTATAGAACAGGATTAGATCCAAATGCTTCTTATATTAGAAGAATTGCTGATGAAACAGAACGTGAACTAGAAATAGAACGTGTTACAAAACTTCGTCAAAAATTAGAAGCTGCATTAGGTGACATTGATCTTGGTCCTCGTTCTAAGTTTTGGAACTATGGATTATCAACATCTACAGATGATCAAACACATGTACAACCTGTGAAACTATTAGATGGTGATAACTATTATGATCTTATGGTTCCTTTTCAAGAATTAGCATTTTCATGGTTAAGAGTACATCCAACCATTGCAAGTTCTTATCAATCTTGGGAAAGAGGAGAATATCCTGCAGAAACACAGTTTTATGTTGTTGATGATGAAATTGAAAATACAATTATATTCAAGAAAAAACAATTGATCAACAAAGCAATTGTGAAATTTGATTCTATGACTCCTGAGAAGAAACGTAAAGTTGCAAGACTTTTAGGACTTCCAGTTACAGAAGACACTAAAGAAGAAGTTGTTTACAACCAAGTAGATAACGTTCTTAAACAAGCAGAGTTTAAATCTGGTACATTCCAAGGATTAAATCCTGTAGAAGTGTTTAGTAGGTTTGCTGACATGAAAGAAAACTTGTTACATATTAAAGATTTAGTTAAACAAGCAACATCACATTCTATCTACAGAGTGAAACCAAATGGTAGAGTTTATGAAGGAGAGTATGAAATTGCAGTTGATGAAGAGTCATTAATTAAATTCTTAATTGATGATGATAACCAAGATGATTTAATCACTCTTGAGCAGAAATTAAAAACTAAAAAACTAGCTTCTATTTAAGAGGTTAGTTTTTAAAAATATAAAACATGATACCAGTAGATAGTCTATTATACAAGATTGACCAAAGATTGAATAAGCTATCAACTAATGAGCACCAACAGATTCAACTTGAAGATAAAATCTTAGCTCTGAATGAGGCTCAGATCAAGTTGATAAAGCAAAAGATTGACAACATTAGTACTGTGAGTCAAATGGGTTTAGACTCATTTAAAAAACGTTACGAAGATCTACAAAGTTTAGTGATGGATTATAATCATCAACCATTAGAGCTTGTAGAATCAGATAAAGAAATACATCAGTGGAAAGCTAACATACATCAATTAGAACCACAATATATGTTCTATGTAGATTCATATGTGTTAGCTGATAAAGGAAGATGTAAAAACAGAAAGATCTGGATTAACAGAGATCTTGCAAAACATGGGGATCTTCAGTTTATTATGAACAACGATCATTACAAACCAAGTTTTGAATATCAAGAAACATTTAATCTTTTATCCTCTGATGATATAAGTGTATTTACAGATGGGACGTTCACTCCTAATACTATAAATATAATGTACATGAGATATCCAGTTTACATAAATAAAACAGGATTCATTATGTTTGATGGTCAACCATCATTTGATCAAGACTGTGAACTTGAAATGTATCTAGAAGATGAATTGTTAGATTTAACAGTTGAGAATCTAGCAATGTATACAGAGAATCAAAGTGCAGTTCAAAATGCACAATATAGAATACAAACAAACGAATAAATTTTTAACTTAATAAATAAATAAAATGGCAGATTTTTCTTTAACTACTGTCTTTGTAGTACCAGGTTTTCAGAGCTCATTGCCTGTAAATGGTAGCCCTACACAAGACTTAGCAGCTGGTGAAGTAGGTATTTTTGGTAGCAACTATGAAGCTACTGCAACCCCTAGTTCTTTTAAGTATTTTTACATTGCCCAAGGTAGAACAAACACGTATTTGCAAGGAACAAAACGTTCTGATAAAATTGCAGGATGTGGTGGTGGATTTGGTGGATGTAACTCAAATGTAACTGAATGGTACAAAGTGACTGGATGTCCTACTCCTATTAACCAAATCACTGATGTTGATCAATGGAATGTAAAATGTGGTGACGTTGTAACTTTAACATTACGTGCTCACTCTTCTTACATTGACACATTGTACTTCAATGGTTTCACTCGTTCAGTAACTGTACAAGCACCTTGTTGTGATTGTGGTGGTGATCCTTGTGACACTGTTGATGTTGATGCTTTGATTGATCAATTCATTGTAAAATTAGAAGCACAAGCTCCTGGTATCAACCCTGATAACATTAGCTTCAACACATTCTTTACATTTGCAAATGTAGGTGGTACAATTTTACGTATTACAGGAAAACCATTAACTAAATATGGTCAACCATGTGACGTTGCTGCGTTCCCATTTGAATATGACAGAATGTATTTCAGAACTTTTGTATACAATGGTCCTGCAACTACAGCTGACTTTATCGTAGCTGATAATTGTAACATTGTTGCTGAAGCTGTTGTTACACAAACATCTAACTATGCTAGAGGTACATCTGCAGAAATTGCTCAATTAGAGAAAAACTTCTACAGCTACCAAGCAGGTTACTTGAAACACTTATACAGAATGGCTGGTTACAATGGTAACTTTGAGTCTTGGGTTGTTGATGGTACAACTTATGATACTTTCTACATCAAATTTAATGAGCTAGACAAGTCTGCTTATCAATGGGGTGATTATATTCATGAAGATTCAATGGTGATCCTTGCAGTTGCAACTGGTTCAGGTATTGGTAGCGATATTCAAGATGCGTTAGAAGATGCTCTTGGTGAAGCATACGATGATTCAGGAGTATGTCTTACTACAACATCTACTACTACAGCAACACCACCAACAACAACGACTACTACTACTACTGCTCCATAAGTATAATAGTAAGAACTAATAACTAATTAAAAAGGGGAAGGAAGGTTTTAACTTTCTCTTCCCTTTTTTTATTAAAATTAAAAATTATGCCAACATTAAAGTTAGATTTCTTAGTAGTTCCTACATATAACACATTAACTCTTGGGGTGATAGATGCGTCTACATATCCTACAGATCCTCCTGTTGTCACATCTCCAACAATTGAAATAAATATTCCTGGATTTGATACTGCAATTCTTGCGTTTGATGTAAATAATTTTAATATCTTTACATCATCAAGTTTAGGCATTACTGCATCAGGTGTAAACCAACCTCTTCCTGATGGAGTTTATCATTTAAAATACTCTGTAGCTCCAGCATATGAAAACTTTGTAGAGAAAACAATTATTCGTGTTGATAGATTACAAGAAAGATTTGATGAAGCATTCATGAAACTTGAAATGATGGAATGTGATAGAGCAATTAGAACACAATCAAAAGTGGAATTAAGCTCAATATATTTCTTCATACAAGGAGCAATTGCAGCAGCAAACAACTGTGCAATTGTCGAATCAAACAAACTATATAATCAGGCATCCATTATGTTAAATAATTTTAACAAAAACAATTGTGGTTGTTCTGGAAATAATTATGCAATAAACTTTTATTAATATGGCTGCTTGTGGAAATTGTGGGGCTAGTGTGGGCTGTGGATGCCAACTAAAGAATGGGTTATGTGGAAAATGTCAAAGTGCTCCTCCTAAACCCCAACCTAAAAAATAATAATTATGTTATCACCTAGACTAACCAATTGTCCAGAGTGTGCAAACATTCCTTCTCTGATTGCAGAGATTGATTGTAAAATTGCAGATATGGCTAATAGCTTATACAACAATGTTGTATTCATGCTTAACCAATCTTTTGCAGGAAGTGTTATGTTTGATCTTTTAAACTATAAAAGAATCCTTACATACAAATATCATAATCCAAGTTATGCTAGTCAGTATTCTGTGAATATGATTGCTAGTAAAATTAAACTTTTAAAATTCAAATAAGATGTCTTGTACAAATTGCTTTAATGGGTGTACTGAAACTAATTCAGATCAATGTATTAGATACACAGGAGAAGATGTTCCTGCATTAGGCATTAGTCATGGTGATAGTCTTTTGGCTGTAGAGAATGCAATTACAACATTTCTTGTTCCTGTATTAACAGGAGAAGGAATTAAACCTATAGTTGATGAGAGCATTATTTGTAATGTAGTTAAACAGTTTCTTCCAACATGTACACAGTGTACAGGATTCACATTAAATGAAGTCTTAACAGCAATTATTAAAGCAGCATGTTTATTACAAGAACAAATAGATGATCTTGTTGCAGAATTTGAAGCTTTAAATGCTGATTATAATATAGATTGTCTTGATAGTGTAACAGCATCGTCTGGTACACATGACATACTTCAAGCTGCAATTGATAAAATTTGTGAGCTAGAAGTTAACCTTGGAGCATTAGCTCTTGATCTTGCTACAAACTATTATACTAAAGCACAGGTTGATGCAGTTGTCGCAAATTACGTCCCACCTGGTTCAAATTTAGTTAAGAATAAAATGATTCCCTATGTAGCTGTTCCATTTTTTGCTACAGACTTATCAATGTTTGATCCTACAGGCGCAGGCATAGGTGATTGGATTGATATTTATTTATGTGTTGGATCTAGTAGTAATTCACAAGTACCAGATATACGAGGAAGAGTTCTTGTTGGAGTTACAACAAATGTTCCAGGAGGACCAATGGATCCAGATGTTGTTCCTAATATGGGAACAGGTGGATTTAATCCTGCGTATACAATAAATACTATATATGGAAGTAACAGTATAACACTTGGTGTTACACAAATGCCTACGCATACACATATTATAGATGTAATAAATCCTCCACATAGTCATTTTGTAGCTGCAGTACAAGGAGGAACATTATCATATCCTGCAAATCCTATCAATCCTATAACATCATATGTAGATTATTCTGATACAGGTAGTTATAGATTTTCATCATCTTCTCTTCCAGCAACAGTAGGACCAACATCAGCTACTACCACTGCAGTAACTGCAACTGCTCAGAATACAGGAAATGGGCTTCCTCATTCAAATATACAACCTGTAATTGCTTGTAATTATATAATATATATACCTTAATTTTATTAATATGTCTTGCACAAATTGTTATAATGGTTGCGCTGAGATTGTTTCTGATCAATGCGTTAGATATACAGGGGTCGATG